TACGAACCCCCACACTGGAACGATGCCGACGAACTCTGGAAAGGCTGCGGCGAACTCCTAATCCAAGGAGGCAATCGCGCTGGAAAGTCAGAATTTGCCGCGAAACGAATCGTGCAAATGATGACGGCAAAGAAAGGCGCAAAAGTATGGGTACTGGGAATGACGGCGCAATCCAGTATCCGCGACCAGCAACAACTGGTTTACAAATACATCCCGACCGAGTGGAAGAACATTAAGAAGGGCAAAGTCCAAAACGTGAGTTTCAGCCAGAAAAATGGCTTCACCGAAAACACGTTCATTCTCCCAAATGGCTCGCAATGTTGGTTTATGAATTATAGCCAAGAAATGCGAGTGATTGAGGGTGGCGAGGTGGACATGATCTGGTGTGATGAGCTTGTGCCGTTGACTTGGATTGAGACGCTGCGATTTCGGCTGGTTACGCGGGCTTCAAGCCACGAACTATCTGGCCGATTACTCATAACCTTCACCCCCGTAGACGGATACACGCCGACCGTGAAGGAGTATCTGTCTGGATTTAGAGTGCTGGAAACGCGCCCAAGTCCGCTTCTCCCCGACACCGTAAATGTGCCGGGATGTCCCGCTGGAACCATGCCGTACACGGCGCAGTGTAGAAAACCCAACTCCCGCGCCATGTGGTTCTACACGGACATGAACCCGTACAACCCCTATGAGGAAATGAAAAAGACTCTCAAGGGCGAGAACAGCATACAGATTAAGTTGCGGGCGTATGGGTTTGCGGAGAATTTGTCGGGGAATCAGTTTCCAAAGTTTTGCGACTCGCACATTCTGGAAGCCGACAAAATCCCCGAACACGGAACCAACTACATGGCAGTTGACCCGGCTTGGAACCGGAACTGGTTTTGCCTCTGGATTCGCGTGGACGACCGGGGGCGCAAATTCGTTTACCGAGAATGGCCAAATCGTCACGACTATGGGGAGTGGGCAGTGCCGGGGGAGAAGATGGATGGGAGTCCCGGCCCGGCGCAGAGTGTTGGGGCTGGGCGTGGCCTACCCGAAGTGAAGGAGATTATTGGCGAACTGGAAAACGGGGAAGACATAGAAGCCAGATACATAGACCCCCGCGCTGGAGCTTCGCAAGCCGCTGGGCGCGAGGGCGGCACAAGCATCATTGATTTGTTAGGGGAAGGGGAAGACCCGATGTATTTTGAGCAAGCCGCTGGAATCTCAGTGGCAAACGGACTCACCATTGTAAATGATTGGTTGAATTTTAATCAGTCCGAGCCAGTCACGGCAGTTAATGAACCAAACCTTTATGTGAGCGAGGAATGCGGCAACCTCATATATAGCTTGCAGGAATGGACTGGAAAAGACGGGGAAAAGGGCGCGAGCAAAGACCCAATAGACACACTCCGCTACCTTGCCGTGATGGAGCCGATTCATGTGACTGAACTCACGTTTGCCGCGTCTGGAGGGGGAGGATATTGAGCATATACGAACTACCAATTTTGGTGAAGCCAGCCGACGTTGTGAGCGTGACGGGGTTGAGCCGCCGAGAACTACTTTTACTGGAGAAAGCCAAAGTGTTGAGCGTTTTTAGAACGACTGGAAACCAACGCCGCTTCTACCGGGACGAAATAATTAAACTTTTGAAGGAACAAAAAAATGGAAACAACTGATAAGTTGGCGATGGCGAGTGAATCGCCGGACATACGAGAACTGGCAGCGGAATATAGTCGTAGTTTACACGATGGAGAGTCGCTGGAAAAAGTGTCTGCCGTAGATGATGTGCGTTATACGCGGTGGGAAGGACAGACGGACGATGGGCGCAAGCACAGCGAACACTTGCCCGATGGGAATGAGGCTTTTCCGTGGGAAGGCGCGAGCGACACCCGCATTCCACTGGCCGACCAAATCATCAACGACTCCGTGGACGTATTAACCACTGGATTTAGCAGGGCAACGCTGAAGATTGGTGGAACCGAGATAGGCGACGTTGAAACTGCCGCCGTGGCGAACAACATGATGCGGTGGCAGCGCGACACCAAACTCTACCACACGCTAAATCGCGAGGCCGAACTACTGGCTCAATACGGTCAGCAATATGGTTGGAGCGTTTTGTTTGTTGGATGGGAGCAGAAAAGCGCAGTTAAGGCGCGGACGTTAACGATGCAGGAGATTGAGCAGTTGGCCGCGCAATCCGAGGGGGAACTTAACGCGCTACCGGAGATGATAGCCGACCCCGAACAGGAGGAACAAGTTGCCGAGATTCTGCAAATGCAGTCGCCGGGGATGAGTATGAAGCGGGCGAGGGAAGCCGTTGGAGAGTTAAGGGAGTTTGGTGAGACGCAAGTACCACAAGCCTACTTGGCCACTAACCAGCCCGTGGTGGCTGCGCTCAAGCCTTGGGAGGAAGTCAGTTTGCCGCCAGAGACGACGGACTTGCAATCGGCGCGGGTTATATTTAGGCGCGTGTTTTTGAACGAGGTGGAGTTGCGGGCCAAGATTGTGGACGAGGGCTGGAACGAAGACTGGGTGGATTCAACAGTTAAGACTGCGGGCAAATCCACAGAATTCCACGACTTCAGCCAAACACTATCAGACATGACTTCCAGCCACATTGACCGGCAAGACAATCTGATAGAAGTCGTGTATGCATACACCCGACAACTGGACGACAACGGCATACCGGGAATCTACTACACGGTGTTTAGTCCAATGGCGCAGTCGGATGACGAGGGCAACGACACCTTCGCCAAGCACGAACTACTGGATTACGCGCACTGCCGCTACCCGTTTGTGGAATATCGGCGCGAACGCCTAAAACGCCGCATCACGGAGAGCCGTGGAGTGCCAGAGATTTGCAGCACTTGGCAGGACGAGATCAAAACTCAACGAGACGCCGTGTATGACTCAACCAGTTTTGAAACGCTGCCGCCAATCATGGTGAATAAGCGGCTGGGTCTTGCGAATAAGATTGGCCCGGCGGTGCAGTTGCCAGTGATGAAGGCTGGAGATTATGAGTTTATGCGACCCCCGGCTCGCCAGCCTAGCACTGCATTTAATCTAATAGAGGCAGTGGAAAGGCAAGCGGACGAATATTTCGGTCGTGCGAACCCGGCAATCGCGCCAGCCCAAACCCAACTCAAACAACAGCGCATGGTGAATAACTGGCTAACCGTCTGGACAGAAGCATACCAGCAAATGTTCCAGTTGAGTTTACAGTATTTGTCGCCAGAGGAAATTAGCCGAATCACTGGAACCGACATAGTGCCGCCGAGCGATATGTATCAGTTTGATTTTGTGTTGAAGTTTGATGTGCGGGAACTGGATACAGACTTCGTAAATTCCAAACTCTCCAACATCGCACAGTATGTTGTGCCGCAGGATGTGAGTGGAGTGCTGGATAGGAACAAACTAATCTCCATGATAACGCGGGCTATTAGTCCCGACATTGCGGAAGAACTGGTGATTGACCAAGCCCCGGCATCTCAGAAGATGTATGAGGAAGTGAAGTCGCAAGTTGGTCAGATGATGCTGGGTAACGAACCCTCCTACACGGAGAAAGACCCGGCGGCTCAAGCCAAACTTCAATACTTGCAGGAGATAATGAGCCGCAACCCGAAAGCGCAAGCCGCACTGGAAAGCGACGAACTATTCGGGCAGTTGATAGAAAACTACACCAAAAACCTCCAAATGTCCGTGATGCAGCAGCAAAACGCGCAGATTGGACGCATTGGAGTTAATCAAATTACATGATGCAAAACCTAACAGTGTTCCAATGGCAGGGTGAAAACCAACTTTGGGACGCTATACTACAAAATCTGGATGCCGCCATTGATGTGGAGTTGGTGACGGCAGTGGGTTCAGAGATCGAGGGCGAGGCGCGAATACAGCAATGTGGTCGAGCCGATGGACTTCTGGACTTCAAAAGTCATTTGGTTGAGTTGCGTGATACTGCGATGTCCAAGCTCAACTAGGTGTAGGCATAGGTGTGTGTTCCATAGACAGCCGCTCATCCTTCGGGGTGGGCGGTTTTTTATTTTCAAAAACCCATCAAAACTATTCAAAACTATATAAAACTGCACACATATAGCAGTTAGTTTTCGACTTCCCACTCTCCCCTACGTTTATAGCGGCTGAAAGGTTTTCTGCGTAAACCTACAAACGCTGCCAGCCCAACTTGCGGGGCTATAAATCAGCATGAGCGATAAGACAATTGCCGACAGTGGCGCGGCAGAAGTGGAAGCCACAACGAACATTGGTGAACTATTGGACACCGATGGTTTAGCGAACCAACTGGAAAGGTTGTTGGATAGCGAACCGGAAGAAGCACCGGCTTCTAACGAAGAAAACGCTAACGAGGAACTTCCTCCCGATGAAGGCGAGTCGAGTGACGCGCTGGAGGATGAGGAAAGTGCCGAAGAAACTGCTCTTTCTCAGAACGAAGATGAACCTGCGGAGGCTGAACCGGCTTTAGACGCAGATGAGGACGATGTGGAGGAACAGGCCGAGGGCGACAACCCCAACAAAGGCTTGTTAAAACGCATTGACAAACTCACTGCAAAAAGACGGGAAGCTGAAAGCAAAGTGGATTCACTGGAATCGGAGGTCGCCAAATTACGCGCTGAACTAGACGCCAAGGAGGAACTTCCCACCGTACCAGCAAGTGACGCATCCAATCCATACTCGCACCTAAATTCGGTGCAAGCGGTTGAAAAAGAATTAGATCAAGCCGAGGAAGTATTGGAGTGGTGCGAGGATAACGCTGATGGCGCGGTGGTTAAAAACTCAAAGGGCGAGGAAATAGAATACAGTGCAGAAGATATTCGCGGAGTTAAGAAAAATGCGCGGAAAGCACTCAAGCGTCATTTGCCCAAGCGACTGGAATACTTGAAGGAGGAATCGGAGGTAGCAGGACAAGTGGAGGAAGTTTTTCCATACTGGAAAGATAAGTCTTCACAAAGCTACCAAGAAGCTATGCAAATCCTTCGGAATCGCCCCGATTTGCGAAACCACCCTACATGGAAAGCGGACGTAAGTATGTTTTTGCTGGGTCTGCAATCTTATAGGGAGATGGTGAATACTACTGGAGTAAAAACGGCTGCGAAGAAGGGAGTAAAGGCTGCGCCTAAACAACCGGCTGCGCCCGCTGCCGCTCCAGCACAAAAGAGTCCAACTAAAGCCCGTTCAGCCGCCGCTAGGAGAAATTTTGGTTCAGAAAGATCAGTGGAGACTTTGGCCAATATATTAGAATCGGACTATTTATAGTTCATATAACAGGGGGATATAACAAATGGCACTTCTTTTAGAACAGGGGTACAACGGCACTCAATCGGGTGGCCGCGAGGATTTGTCTGATCTTATCGCAAATGTTGACGCTAAATCCACCGTTTTCACCAGTATGGCGAAAAAGGGGAAAAAGCCGGGCAACGTGCTGATGAGTTGGCAAATGGATAAATACGAAAGTCCTAGCGTTGCTGGAACTTTGGAAGGACAAGACGTAGCAATGGGAACACCGGGTAGTTTTACAAACCCTGCTAAAAACCGTGTAATTGCTCAAAACTACGCGCAGATATTTCGCCGCGTGTTTCGTGTGTCTAATTTGGCAGACGAAATTCAAAATGTGGCGGGCGTGAAATCCGAACTCGCAAACGGTATCGCCAAGAAATTGGTCGAGATCAAGCGCGACATGGAGATGACGTTCTTAAATGATGCAGATGCGCGGATTGATGACGGCACAGATTCGTATTTAACAAAATCGTTAGGTTCGTTTTTGAATGCAACAGCAACTCACGCTGGAACGGATGGAGGACAAACTAGCACTTCTGCGTTGTGTCCAGTGCGAGTCAATGCCAACTACCGCACACCAACCGCCTTAAACGAAGGCACGGCAACTGGAAGTCTTACTGAAGGAAAAATTCAGGACGTTTTGAAGGCTTTGTTTGAGGAAACAGGCCAGATAAAAGATTACGACTTGGTTTGTGGTACTGCATTGAAGCGGGTCTTTACCGGATTCACTCAATCTACTGACGGTTCAAATGATCGTCTTGCTATCAAGACCTTCAACCAAGCCGCCGCTGACAAATCGTATGTCAATGTCGTGGATGTGTTTGAGGGTGATTTTGGCCGAATCCGGCTACACCCCAGTACACACATCGCGACGGGTGGTACTGCAACGACATTCCGTGGTTATCTTATACCATTTGATATGGTTGAGGTTCGCTACGGCAAGTTGCCGCAGATTAAAGAGTTGTCTGACAATGGTGGTGGCCCGGCTCGACTTATCGAAGCCTTTGCCGCTTTGGTTTGCTACAACCCAAGAGGGTTTGGTTTCTTTACCGCTACCTCTTAATAATGTACGCGCCAGAAGGGTTATCAGATGAAATGTCTGCCCTTGTGGCGGATAGCTTGAGGAAACGGTTGGCCCGTGAACATAACGAGGCACGGGTCAACCAATCCTCTCAAGTTGCAGAACAATCTCGCTCTGACAATTACCGAACAAACTTTGGTGAACAGAAAGCAAGAATTGAAGCAACTTCCTATCATTACTGGGGCAAACGACTTGGGTACGATTGCTGGAACGACCGCAAATTCATAAAAGAATATTTGCGCGATAATCCAGAAAGCCGAGTCAAAACCAAAGGCAAAAAAGTTCAAGTTGGATACGGAAGCGATAAGCCAATCGGATACTACGACACTCCAGTTGGACGAGTCACCTTCCGTAAAGTATATGGGAGAAATCCGCGAGTAGAGGTAGATGCAAACGCTTGAGTTCAAGTCTGTCCTAAACGGTGTGGCGCAACTAGCCGGGCTGGATAGGGACAATCTGCCTACTCATTTTTTTAAGCAAGTCCGCGATTTGGCGAACCAGCGGCTTGCAATTGCTTGGGAGACTGAACGCTGGCCGAGCTTGGTACGAGTGGAAAGCGCAACCGTCACAACGGCGAGCGACATAAGCACGGCCCCGTACCCGACAACGGCTGGAATGATATTACAAGTATATCAGAAGGAGCCGCGAGCAACGACAAACGCAATTCCAGTAGCCTACTCGCTCTACGACACTGGAACCGCACAACAAATAGTTTTACAGAGCAACGACACACCAGTTTATGTGGAGTTCAAAATCACGCGCCCAAACCTGACTGGAGACACATTTAGTTCCAGCACAGACTATGCGGTGAACGATCAAGTCTACTACTCCCCAACTGGACAATTTTACGACATGACCACAGATGCGGCGGCTGGAGTTCTGCCAACCGACACATCCAAATGGACAGTTGTAAAAATACCAAAGATTTTTGAATCGTATTTAATACGAGGAATTTATGCCGACTACCTCCGTGCAAACGGCCAACTGGAGATAGCCGCAATGGAAGACAGAACCGCCGAGGCATTCCTTACCGTGGAAGCGGACAAGGTGTATCGGCAACAAGGCCAAGTTAAAAAATTAAATTTTATAGGATACTAAAATGAAGGTACGCGCAGTAGGAGGAAGCCGGGCTATTTCCAGCAATAGCAGCACGACATTCAAAACGTCATCGTCAGCACTTGCCGCCAACGACTATCGCAAATCATTCACGATAACCAACATGGCGACTGGAAAACTCTACGTCAATCTTTCCAGCACGACTCCATCGGCCACGGCTTGTCATTTTGTTTTGCCGGGCGGCGGATCAGCGGCAGACGGCACGGGCGGTTCGTTGAACGTGGATGGATATGTTGGCGCAGTGACGGTTTTAGGCACGGGGTCTGGTGGGAGCTATTCAGTAGTAGAGTTCGTCTAAAGGAGAACAAAACACATGGGAGCAAAATTTAGTAGTGGCGGTGGAGCCACAGTATTTTACGACAAGACGGACACCCCCGGTGAGATAGTCACCGAACTAGTCAATGCCTCAGACGGCGCGGGTCTGCATTTTGATGGAACTAATGGATTCATTGACATTGCTTCGCCGCCAGATTTGGGAAGTAAGTTTAGTTTTGAATTTATATTCAAAGCGTCAACTTGGACTAGCGGAAACATTAAGATTTTATTTGATTTTGAAGGCAGCGGAGACAATCGTTTTATGCTGCGAACAAATGCTAGTGGCAACAATTTGAGAATTTATGATGGCACGACTGATGTAGATACTGGCGTAGTGATTTTTGACGATTTAGCAGTTCATCACGTTGTCGTCACCGTCGATGGAACTGCCGCTGTCGTTTATGATAATGGCAACCAAGTAGCAACAGCAACAATCAGCGCAAGCCACGGATTAGACAATGCGACCGATGCCAGAATAGGTTCAGACGTTGCTGGTCGCCGCCCGAACGGCACGTTCTACCGCGCGAGGTTCTACAACAAAGCACTCACCAGCGCAGAGGTGCAGACAGCATACGAACGCGCTGACGTTGATTTTGCTGACCAGTATGGCAGTCAGACCGAACTTGTCACTAACGGCACATTTGCCACCGATAGCAACTGGACAAAAGGCACGGGCTGGTCAATTGGTAGTGGCGTTGCGAGTAGCGACGGAACCCAAACAGGCAATTCAGAGATTTACCAGTCGGTTTCGTTCACGGCGGGTAAACGCTACCGGCTCAGTTATGAAGTGACCGCATTCACCTCTGGCCAAGTTCGTTTTTTGCTTGGAAGCGGGGGAACCGGCGGCACTTGGAGAAGTGCCACTGGAACTTACGTCGAGGAGTTTGTTGCAGATAGTGCATCAACAAGCAATTTACACATTCAAGCCAACTCAACATTTGTTGGCTCAATAGACAACGTATCGTTCAAGGCAATCGGAGTGGTCAGCGACTACGACCTCGCATTCGCCAACCCAACGCAATCACTCACCGTTCAAGACCGCGCTGGCGCAGCGGATGGCACGGCAAGCGCAA